AGAGATCAGCACATTAATAATCCGTTCAATCATTGTACGGTTATCACCTTCATTCAAAGCAGCCTTAATATTTGAATCCAAAAACATTAACGTTAATGCAACCCCGGATATATTACCCAATCCCTTCACATTATTGAAAGAAAGATTGACGGTTGAGGTGATGCTCCAAATTAAATTTTCGATCTTATTCAATTCCAAATCGGTACTTTCAGCAGAATTTGGATTAGTAATCAATTCAACATCACCCTTAATTTCATTATTGTTTTTATCATATTTGATGGGTATCATCCACGCTTTACCATCTTCATCTTTGTCCGGAGCATTCAAAACCTCTCCGAATATTTTTATCATTGGATGAGCTGTATAATCATTTGCACCACTCAATTTTGATAAAGCAACTTCATAACGGTCTATAAGGCTTTGTGCATCTTTCCATTCGGTTTCCTCCTGACTTACATATACAATAGGTATTTTATCAAAACCGTGTGGTTCCGTGTGCACATCATCACTTTCCAATGTGGTTTTGTAAACATTCACATTGTCATAAACCCAAATGTTATTTACGGTTTTTTCGCCATCCACAGATTTGAATTCCCAAACAAAAGCTGTCATATCCCCATATTCATCGAAATAAGGAAACATTGATCCGTTTCGGTTATCTAAAAGTTTTAGTTTTATTTGTTTTTTAGCATCTGAAATACCTATTGTTCTAAGTATTTTTTGAAAGGTAGAATCAGCTTTTATATCTTCTAAATAAAACTGTATAGCTCCCTCTGTTTGTGCCTTTTTCAAATAAACGAGCTTTTGAATTAAAGCATCGATTCGGTTTACTTTCCAAAGCTTTTTTATCAATTCCGGAAGTTGTGCATTTTCCTTATTCGTATTTGGAATTAGAGTAACTGGCTTACCAACTTCAAAAGCTGTCGAATTGGTCACAATCTTCTTTTGAAAAGGAATTGATAATTGTACCTGTTTTACAAGCTTTGATGGTCCATTTTTATTTTTGACTGTTTTATCTTTTTGTACAACCCCTACCTGTGAATCTCGAACGCCCCTTTCATTTTGGTAGAATTCTTTGATAATTTCATTAATTAGTTCGCGTTTTTTGCCTTTCGATTTCAGCAGCTGAATTGTTTGTTGTTTTTCCCTTTTTAATCCATTAGAAATGTCCATTAGAAATTAATATTTTTTAAAACTGAAGGATCAGTCCCATAAACAGTTGTTTGGTCACTGTTATGTGAGATATGCCCGTATCTGACTGCATCCCAAATATGGTTATACTTGTCGATCGGTTGATTTATTGGTTTTCCGTTAATCTCTTTTATTTTATAATTTTCCTTTTCCTTTTTTACGTGTTTGTAAAGGTGATTTTTCACACAATGAATTTTCTTTCTTTTCATTGAGTTCAACCAATACATTACGGAATTTGTTTTCTTAATCTTGTACGCATTCTCAAAACCTCTATCATTCAAACCACTTACCATTTCAACGGTTCCCTTGTTTTCTCCGGTATATTTGTCAGCACTATCACAAGCAATCACATCATCTGGCAAAACTCCAATAGATTCATAAAATGATGCTAATTCGGCATCAGTTTCAATAGGTTGGTACGATAGAGGTTCAAACCAAATATTGTGTTCATCTTCAGCATACTTAACCAAAACGTTAGGATCCGTTGTAAACCCAAAGTCATTGGCGTAAGTGTGGGCAATATCAGGAAACTTGTCAATCCAAGTCAAATGCTTAATGATTAGCCCTTTCATTGCACCGCGTAAACCTAAACCGTAGATTTTCCAATATTCCTCATCAGCTGTTCCGGCTTTTACGTTTACCAGATGTGGAGGAGGTTGGTTTTTATCATCAATTGGTTTTCCTTTGTAAAGTAAATCACCATCAATGGTAACCTTATACGTGCCCGGCTTCCAAGGTTCAGATGAAAGTATTTTATTGCGTTCCTGCACTGTGATATGTGGATTTTGCCGGAATGTTGTTCTTAGAAATCCAATATCATCACGATTTTGTACGTTATCAAAAACCCAATGATCTGTAAAACTTGGATTGTAATCAGCCCACCAGAATTTTCTACAACGCATTTCAACCTGGTCAAAAACTGATTTTTTGATGTGCATTATTTCATTAAAAAAAGCATAATCACAACCTCCGCCGTGTTTACCATCACCTAAAAAGAAAATAGTATTTTGACCAATTTTGAATGATTTTACTTCCTGTGCATTGTGAAACGGATTTGGTAACCCAAAATCATCTAACCGCCTTTTAAAATCATCATACAAAGTAGTTTTGAACTCATTGTATGTTTCCCGGTAAATGTTGATTGTACAACGTTTTTCAACATACAAACAAAGAAAAATTATTATATCAACACCGGACCAGGTTTTTCCAGAACGTGAGGAACCTTCTAAAAGTACACCGCGATATCCGCCAATAAGTGTTCCGTATTCATCGTATTGCTGATTAGTAATTGCATCATAGAGAAATTTATAATTAGGATTGGTCAATACACCCCAGTCCGGTATTAAACCATCCAAAAGCGTATCGATACGTAACAAATCTTCTAATTCTTGCAATTCTTCATCAGACATTTATTTTAATGAAGTTTCTAATACATCTTTTTTTGATGCTGAAATATGTAGATCCTTTTGTTCATCTGCAATATCTAATATTGCTAAACCAATTAGAGTTGGATCAGTAGTAATTTTTCCATTTACATAAATTTTGCCACTTTTGATTTCTACTTTTGTCATTCTTCTTTTTTAGGAAGATTATTGTATTTGTTCATTAACTCACTAATTCTCTTTTTACGATCTTCAGCCGGCATCATTCCCAAACTTCCAATGTTTGCATTCAAATCTACTGTTTGTTTAGATTTACCTTCGATGCGGTCCAAAATCTCTTTTCGAGCTTTGGCATCTCCTTGTAAAGCATCAGCCCAAAGGAGAGTTGCCAAGAGTTGGTTCATCGTTCCCTGAGTAGTGACTTTTCCTTTTTTTACTTTCGGACGACCTCTATTTTGACCGTGTATTTTTATTTCAAATTCAATCTGTGAAGCGTTGCCTAACTCACGTAAATATTCTGTTGTCGATCTACCTTTGCGACCTCTGTTCGCAGGTTGATTTTCAGATGAAAAACGTGTGTTTTTCCCGACTTCACTAATGTTTGATTTTTTAGGTTTATCATTTTCCATAAATCACCGATTTTAAACCGATTATACGGTGTTATTATCTTCAATCATTCCTTCTGTCAAATCGATAACATCTTCTAATGTTTCAATAGTAGCTTTCAAGCGTACATATTCTTGTTTTTGCGTGCTTGATGCTGTGTTATCATTAATTAGACCTTCAATATCTTTTAGCTTTTCTTTATTTCGTTTAAGCTTATTTTTCAACACTTTTATTAAAGACATAATTTTGTTATTCATTGTTGGGAGATTTTAAGCCCCCAAGTTATTAAATTTCTTTCTTTGGGTAAGGTTTAGACATTCCTTTTAATTTTTTGGATAGTCGTTTATCAAGTGGAAATACATACTTGATTTTTGATTTGCCAATTATCACTTCAGCATCCGGATCAATGTTTTGTTTTATCCAATCTATTCCGGACTTACCATATTTTTTGTTTATGCTTCTTCGATGTGTCAATTTACCATTTAACATAATTCCTCGTTCATTTGCATATTCACCAATGTAATAGAAATTTGTAGCCTGGTAAATTGTTCCGATGTGTTCTTGATTCCTGTCTGCATAACTTACAACAATCTTTACGGCTGGTGCATCTTTTTTGAGTTCACGTAATGCAGCTGCTAATACTTGTGATGTATGTGCCTGTTTTCCGTTTAAAGCCATCCGTACCAATTCAATAACTTGACCTTGTACTAAATCGAATTCACGGGCAATTGATGGATTTGCACCATTAGAGAAAAGAACTACACCACACCATTCATTTTGTTCATTGAATATGGAATATCCTAAACGTATTTGAGGTGTGGATTTCGAATAATGGAAATACCGGCACGCATACCGGATAGCTTTTCCTGAAGCTTTTTCTAAACGCATAATTTATATTTCGCCTTGACTTACGCTATACGTTACAGATGATAGTTTTGTATCATCATTTAGCAACGTTTTTAGTTTAGCCTCGAAATATTCCATTTGCTTTTCAGATTCAAATGTAAGTTTTAAAGTGGGTGGAGCATCCTTTTTGGGTGCAATTAAATCATTCGGGATTTCTTCCGGGATATCATCAAAAAGTGAAATTTCAAAATCTTTAAATCCGAATTCTTTTAATTCCAAAAGTTCAAAATCCAATTGTAATAACTTTTCTTCATCCCATTTACCGCGATGAAGATTATCAACCAGCATTCGCTTATTTTGAATTTTCTTAGATACGTTTTTCTCTACAAGACAGTATATTGTATCGTTTCCATTCAGTTTAGCAGCTTTGATTCTTTGAGTGCCGGCATAACAAATGTACTCACCATTTTTGGAGTTGATTAATGGTGGACGTTGGTATAAGAAGTTAGGATCTTCTTTGATGTCTTTAGCGAGCTTGTTCAACTCTGATTTTGAAATTGAACGTGGATTTTCATCTAATAGAATAATAGAATCGATTGGTAAATATTCACCTTTTACATTTTCCATTAAATATTTTAGGATTCAATGCTTTAATAAGCGAAATATGTGTCGTAAAGACAAAACAAATGTAGTCAAAATTCAGTATATGTACAAGTTGTTGTTAATTTATATATGTATGTTTATTTATAAAGATTTCGTTAAACAGGATATTTGTCTTTTGATTTATTATGATAGGGATTAACTTTATGTAATAATTTTAAATATATATATTTATGATAGATGATGATACCAAAATTGAAAATAAGGATATTTTAATCGATAGAATGCGTAAAAGCTTTGTTGTAATTAATGCGGATCCATTAAATAATGCTTATACATTAATGCCGATGGACAAGAGAGAGTATAATGGTGAAGGCATTACACCTACTACATTAAGTAAAGAATCTCTAATAAGTAAAGGTTATAGAAAACAATAAAAAAAGCGGGTGTTATCCCGCTTTTTTAAAATAAACTTAGTTGTTGTTCTACTGTATTAATTTCTATTCTTTCAACCAATTCAGGAAACATTTCGATATACCGGCTCATATAATTGATATGGATTTCGTTCATAATGGGTATATTCGGAAAGATTTGTTTCAATCGGTATATTGGAATTTTAGTACCGTCTTTTAGATTTTCGTAAATGATATTGCCTTCTCTACTGATGAAATAAATATCACTCTTTTTGCTGTGGAATAACATCGTCTTATTTTGCTTATTTATTCTGTTGCAATCTATCTATTTCGGCTGCAATTAAAGCCCCTGCTATTTGGAATCTTGTTAATAAATGTCTATTGCATAAATCTGCCCACCAATCTGCATCCCAATTCAATGGTAAATTTTCTGATTTTGGATAAATTTTAAGCAATTCCGTTGCTGCTTCTGTCAATTGATTCTCTTCATACCATTCGGGATGGTTAGCGTGATGCTCACCTGTGAAACCGTGTTTATCTATTTGCTTTTGCCTTTCATCGGCAATTAATTCAATTCCTGTTTTCATACACTTTTGTTTTTAAGCTTATCTACTAATTTTTGAGTTTTGAGACGTGTATCTAACATTTCATCAATACAAGCCTGACATTGTTTTTTGCAAGAATCTGGATGAAGTATTTCCAATTGGTCTTTTATCGGAATTCCTGCCTTATCTAATTCCTGTGATGCTTTGTTGTATTCATCAATGTCAAAGTCTGTTCCCGTATGTATTTTGCAGTAAAATATACCCATACTACATATTCAATTTATCGTTATACCAAAGAAAAGTGGGAACCAAAATTACGATGGCTCCCAATAATGAGATTAAGATAAGCCAAAGGCTGTCGTTGCTTCCTATTTTTAGGAAAACAGAACCGATGAATACTACCGATGCTGCAATGATTGGTTTTAAATATTTTTTCATCTTTTAATATTTTTTAGATGTTTTTTAATAATTGAAATAGAAATCAAAACAATTCCGATTCCTAAGATTAATATCAATCATAATTCAATTTGTTTAATTGCTGATTCGGTTAATTTTAAATCAACTAATGGCACTTTTTTATGGGTTAATTCTTCTATTGTTTTATATGTTGTACAGATAGCTTTTGAAACTGCTAAACCTCCCTTTGTATCAAATTCTTTAAACAAAACCTTTTCTTTTGCTTTTTGGTACACTTCATCTTGTTTCAACATCTCTTTTGGTTGCATATAGTTGTCAAAAGTAGGTTCTCCCAAAACATTACCATTTTCATCACAAGGCACGAACATTCCAAGCGTTAATGGTTGTTTTAGGAAATTTGCATAGTTAACAAATTGCAAATACTGGTCATAAGCTTCAGGGGCTGTTTTTAGATTTTCATTTTGCATTAAAACAAAATCTGTCATTGATATTAGTTTCATACCTATCTATTATTAAAAAAATCATTAGCTTTTTCAAGTGCTTTTGAGGTCGCTTCTGGACGTGTATGCCTCCAGAAGTTAGCAAGTCTCTTTCCGTTAATATGATATGTGAAAGGAGATTCGGTAGGAATGATTGATCTTATTATGTCAATATAAATCCCAACAGAATCGAAAAACTCAATAAAAAATGCGTGCTGAATTGTTTCAGATTGCGAATAAAGCCAATCGAATATTTCGGCTTTCTGCCAAGTGAGCAAATCCTCAAACTTAATTGAGCACTTACAATGCGTTTGAAAATACCACTTTTCAAACGCTACTTTTGTTTTATGTGTTAGTGGTTTCATTGTGCTGCAATTATTAATTGTTTTATTTCTTCGTAAGACTCTTTGAATCGAATACTATTAGAACCATCTTTATAAGATGTTTTGAGGATGATTAAGCCGTATTGGATTCTGGAAATATCATTGATATTTATCAATACAGTGTTATTCATTGCTTCTAACATTTCTAAATCACCTTTAAATCTTGAAACATATTCAATTGCAGTTATTTCTATAAATCCTTTCATAACTTTTCATTTTTAAATTGTTCCCAACATTCATTTGAACAGAATAATTTTTCATCTTCTTGCTGTTTGGTAATTGTTTTATACTCCGCTTTTCCATAACGACTTGAATTTTCATCCCAATTAAACCCCTTATTACAAACAAAACATTGGTATTTATACTTTTTCCTATCTATACTTTGAACTACTTTCATAATCTCACACTTAAATATTGTTTCAAATCATCGCTTAGGAACTTGTCGTTTTCCTTTATAAATTCAGAAAGAAGCTCTTTGTCAAAAGAACCTCTATCGCTTACCATTATCGTAAATCGTCCATAATTT